CACCTGAAAATTTAATCTGACCAAGATAATCACCATCATCTGGAGACGCACTGTTACGAACTAGGTCAATTTCTGGTGAGGCACTTGAACCATCATCAGTGGATGTTATGGTTAAACTACCAGTAGTACTGATATTACCTGTACCAGTGATGTTATTACCATTGAGGTCGAGGTTGCCACCCAACTGAGGTGTAGTGTCTGCAACAAGGTTAGTGTTGATCGTAAATGTTGATGCACTATCAACGAAACCATTAGAGTCTATTTTTAACTGTGGTATCTCAGTTGCAGAACCATATGTCCCTGCAACAATAGAAGTGCTTCCAGTACGATTCAACTCGGCAGTTATTGTTCCTGCCGAGAAGTTACCCGATGCATCTCGTGCAACAATCGCAGAACCAGTGTTCGCATTTGTGGCAGTAGTCGCAGAGTTGTTTACCTTACCAGAAGTACTAATGGTTGCAAGTTTGGTATCTGCGATCTCGGCATCTGATTTAATGTCGGCATTGACAATAGTGTCCGATGCAATACTTGTTGCAAGTGCAACCGCACCAGTACCATCAAATGATACCGCACTGGCAGTCACATCCCCTGTTAGAGAGAAGTTCTGTCCAGACGCAAGTGCCGATGCAGTAGAGGCATTACCTGTTACCGCACCAGTCAGATTACCTTCAAAGGTATCTGCAACCAGAGTCGCAAGACTGAATGATGCATCCGCAGTGTTAATTGTTCCTGTCGGAGTCGAGTCATACTCGTCAAGAAGTTTCCACTTCTCGTCTGTGACATCAAAGAATATACCCATGTGAGTATATCCGACACCACTTGTACCAGTATTTCGGTTGGTGAAGAAACCAGTATCAACATTAACAGGTGAGGCAACACCAGTCCATCTGTCTCCAGAATCGTGACCAGTGGTTGCACCAAACTCTACCGAGATGTTATCGGTTGAGTGAATAAGTTGTGGATTACCAGTAATGTTTTGTTTTGTCAGAATCGGAGATGCAAACGCACTGTCTGTTCCTAGTGCAACCGCAAAGGTATCCTTGCCTCCTGCACCAGTTCCTACACCATCAATCTTGACATAGTAGGTTTGTGCAGTAGTACCTGTAAAGTGTCCCGCAAAGAAGGCATCGTCAACACCAGTAC